CAGTGCATCTGGGCTGCCCGGACCCGCCGAGCTGCGCCAGCGCGCAATGCTGCTGGCGCTGCTCGGCGGGTGCTGCAAGACCTGCGGATCGCCCGCACAGCAGTAGCGGTCTGTGTCGAAGGTGCTTTTCAGTGGTGCACGGGCTTACCCGTAGAGCTAGGCAAATGCCTGCCCATCGACGCTAGTGCCGGGGGTGGGGCATGGTCGCAGCGGTCGCCTCCGTCACGTGGTACTCCGAGGACTCGGCATCGCCGTGCACGGTGTCGCAGCCCGCCGGGTACACGACCGGTGACCTGCTGGTCGCTGTCATGATCCAGCACAACAACCCGTCAGCGCAGACCGACATCACCGCACCGGCTGGCTGGGCAACCGCAACGGGCGTCTTCGATGGGGGCATCGCCGACGGGAAGGTCTTCACCCACGTCTACGCCCCCGGTGACCCGGCCTCCTGGAACTTCCCGTACCGCAGCACCGCCGACATCGTGCTGGGGCTGTTCCGGATCACCGGAGCCGACACCACCCCGACGGTCATCGTGTCAACGACACCGACGACATCGGTCAGCGCGACGTCGAACTCGCCGTCCGTGACCCCGTCCGGCGCCGACGACCTACTGATCTGTGTCCTGTCGAACATCTGCAACGGCACCCTCCTGACGTGCACGATCCCGTCCGGGATGACCGACCGGGGCCGCGGCGAGGTCGCCGGCCACTTCATGTCGAGCTACGCCGCGTCGCAGCAGCTCGCGTCCAGCGCAGCGACCGGGGCCAAGGCATGGACCTCGGTCGCGCCGACGGGCATCACCGGCGGCACCTGGACGATCGCGGTCAAGTCCGCGGCCGGCGGGCCGATCTCAGCGTCCGACGCCGGCACCGTCACCGTTGCCGACGCGCCCACGCGGGCCACCGCGTTGGTGCGCACCGACGCCGAAACGGTCACCGGCGCTGATGCGCCGACCCGGGCCACGACGCTGGTCAGGGCTGGCGCCGGAGCTGTCGCCGCCGCCGACGCGCCCACGCGGGCCACGACGCTGGTCAGGGCTGACGCCGGGACACTGACTGCGGCCGACGCACCCACCCAGGCCACCGCGCGGACCCGGGCCGACGGTGAAACCATCGCCGGCGCCGACGTGCCCACGCGGGCCACCGCGTTGGTGCGGGCCGACGCCGGCACCGTCACCGGTGTTGACGCGCCGGCCGCGTCGGTGTCGACGGCCAGGGCCATCTCGGACACGGTCGCCGCCCTCGACGCGGCGGCCCGAACCGTCAACTCCCCACGCGCTGCCGCTGAGACCGTGACGACGGTCAACGCGGTGACCCGCGGGCTGACCGCGTGGACGCGTTCTGTCGCGGAAACGGCCACCGTAGCTGACACGGCTGCGCGTGCGCTGCTCCGCGTCCGCAGCGTCGCCGACGCGCTCGCGGCTGCTGACACGGCAGCCGGTCTCCGAGCGTTCGGCCGCAGCCAGAGCGAGACCGTCACCGCGGCCGACGCCGCTGCACGGACCGTAGCGCTGGCCGTGGCTGTCGCCGAGGCGGTCGTCCTGGCCGGCGCGGTGATGCCCGGGTTCGCTCTCGGGGTGTTCGTCAGCGACTCGATCAGCTTCGCGGACGCCGTGGCCCGGTCGATGACGGGCGGAAGGGGCATCGCCGACCAGGTGGTGCTCACCGACGTCACCGGCCGGGCCGTGGCCGCCGCTCGGGCTTGGGCGGACACGGTGGCCTTCGCCGACGCTGCCGCGCGGCAGCGCGCATCGAGCCGCTCAGCGGCAGAGGCAGTCACCGCGGTCGACGCTGCGGCACGCAGCCGCATGTCGAGCCGGCCGGTCACCGATACGGTCACGCTGACCGAGGCGGTCAGCCGCGCAGTCGTTCAGCAGCGGGCGCTGGCCGAGGCGCTCGCGGTGCTGGACATGGTGCTCGGGGGAAGCGTCCAGAGCGTGACGGTGGCCGAGACGGTCACGCTCGCCGACGCGACCAGCCCGGCGCGGGCGCTCCCCCGAGCCGGCACCGACGCGGTGACGCTGCTCGACGCGGCCGTCTGTGCTCTCAGCCGGTCCCGGACCGCGACCAACGTGGTCACCGTGGCCGCAGCGGCAGCACGGACCATCCTGGTCCAGCGGTTGCCGGTGGATGCGGTGCTCTTGGTCGATGGTGCCCGCGGGTACCAGCTTGCCCTCGCTGCGGTCGCCGACTCGGTGACCGTCGCCAGCGAGGCAACCCGCGCGGTGTCGGTGCGCGGTCGCGGATTCGACGCGGTGGTGCTGCTTGACGCGGCTGTTGGCGGTCTCGTCCTGGTGCCCATCAGGCCGTCGCAGACGGTCGTCGTGCCGATCGGCCCGTCAGTCACCACGGTGCTGATCCCGTCGAAGCGCATCATCGTGCCGGTGACTCAAGGTCGGGGAGGTACGCAATGACCACTGTGGACGTTGGCGACGCGTTCGAGCTGGTGTTCACCACCGCGACCGGCGCCACCGTGCTCCGGTCGTGGTACGACCCGGACGACCTGCCTGTGGTCGAGCTGGAGCCGATCGCGGAGTACCCGCCCGGCACGGGCAAGTATCCGTATGTGTTCCAGGCCACCCGGCCCGGCATCTGGACGGCGCGGGTCACGGTGTCCGGCTCGGCGACCGCGGTCGAGGAGCACTACGTGTACGCCCGGCCGGTGCCGGCGGAGAAGCCGCTTGCGGTCATCGGGCAGGTCACCGAGCAGTACGGGACGCTCACCCCCGCGCAGGAGGGCCTAACGTCGTCGCTGCTGCGCACCGCGTCGAAGCTGGTCCGTTCCCGGTTCCCGCGGATCGACGCGCAGATCGCCTCGGGACTACTCGATCCCGAGGTCGTCGCCCTGGTCGTCACCAACATGGTGCTCAGGGTCCTCCGGAACCCCGGCGGGCTCCGGTCGGAGACGATCGGCCCGTTCTCGAAGTCGTTCGACACCGGTGACGCCGCCGGCCTGCTGATCATCACCAAGGAGGAGCAGCCCCTGCTCGTCCCGACCAACTCCGGTGCCGGAGCGTTCGCGATCGGCTCGATCATGATGCAACCCGGTCTCGCGCCTCCACCGACGGGCCTGACCCGTGGCTGGTAACGAGACCGTCACCGTGGTCCGGACACCCGGCCGGGACGCGTTCGGCGACCCGCTGCCGGGCTCCGCGACGGAGTTCGACGTCGCAGGCTGCCTGTTCGCTCCCGGCCCGTCCCGGGAGCTGGGGTTCGCCGCGAACCAGGTCGACTCCGACGGCACCGTCTACGCCCCGCCTGGCACCGACGTGCTCGCCACCGACAAGGTGCGGGTCAGGGAGCGGCTGTACTCCGTCGTCGGGGACCCGCAGGACTGGGGCAACGACGCTGGCGTGGTCATCGTCCTACGCCGCGTCACCGGCTGAAAGGAGACCGCCGTGGCACACCGGCGCACCGTCTACCGCAGTCCCCACGTCAAGGTCGAGTTCGAGATGGACCGCAAAGGCATCGCCGAGATCGCGATGGGGCCACGACTGCGTGAGGCTGTCCTGGACTTCGCGGAGAACGAGGCGAAGCCGTACGCGGTGAGCATCAGCCCCCGCTCGGACCGGCAGGACCACGTGCACTACGCCGACTCGTTCCACGTCGTCCCCGGCGCCATGATGATCCGCGGGATGCGGCGGGTCGCCGCGCACCTCATCAACAGCGCCGAGCACGCCGCCGCGGTCGAGTGGGGCAACGAGCGGGTGCCGCGCGCTCAACGCATCCTGGGCCGCACGCTCGATCACTTCATGCAGCCGAACCTGCACAACGACGGGCTGCTGTAGCCATGGCCCTTCCTGACCTGAGCGGCTTCCGCGACGCCGTGCGGCTCCGCGACCGGTGCCGGCAGGCCGCGGTGGAGCAGCACGAGCGGTGCGGACTCACCCCGTCGGTCGTCTACGCCAACGCCACCTACGACGCCATCGCCGAACTGATCCGCGAGGACGAACGCCGGCGCATCGCTCAGGCGGGGTCGACTTAACCGCACCAGACGTCGGGCTGTCCGAGGCGGCCGAGCTGGTGACGCACTGGCGCGCCGGCCACGTCGGCTGCCGGGACCTTCTGGCCGCACCGGGCGCAGACGGTGAACATGCCGGTCGAGAGCCAGTGCGCCAGCTCCTCCGCGACCGCGTCCAGGGTGTCCAGGAGATGCGTCGCTCTGGCTCTCTGCTGGCCGTTCACAGCCGAACCGGCCGGTACGTCGGCCGGCCCCGCGCGTCGCACCGAAGCCCGCCGGGCGGGTCGACCCGCCGCGGTGTCCTCACCTCCGGCCGGGGGCCGGTGTTGCGGCGCCGGAGCAGCCACAGCGCCCGCTCCCGCGGGTCGCTCGGCGGCTGCTCCAGTTCGTGGCGGCAGTCGGCGGCGTGCCGGGCGAGCTGCTGCATCAGCGGGCGGAGCTGTTCACCGACGGACCGCAGCACATGGGCGATGCCGTCGAGCATCTCCCGGATGTGCGCACGGACCGTGACCACGTCGAACTGCACCGATGTCGTCGGCGGCCGATGCCACCGGGCGGCGCACGCCTCAGTCGCGAAGTACGCACTCGGTGACAGGTCCCCGATCGGGGCTCCGCAGCCGCACGCGCATCGCTGCTCGACCGCCGCATCCAGGCGGTCCAAGAAGTTGCTGGTCACAACCCAATTGTCCGGGAGGTGACCTTGACCGCGCCGTTCTACCGCTTCCCTGACGTCCAGCGTGTCGTCGTCGCCGAGCTGGAGACGCTCGCCGGCGCCGGGCACGCCGCGATCGAGACGCCGACGGATCTGGCCGAGCGGCTGCCGTTCGTGCGGGTGATGCGTTCCGGCGGCTATTCCGACCGGCTCACCGACCACGGCGTGGTCGACATCGATGTGTTCGCCGCGACCTACACCGCCGTGGAGCTGCTCGCTGAGCAGATCCGCCAGCACCTGGTCGGTCCGCCGCCGCCGATCGGCGTCCTGGACCTGGTGGAGGTGGAAGTCGCCCCGCGAGAGCTGCCGTGGGGCGACGGGACGGTGCGCCGCTTCGGCGCCACCTACCGCACGCACGCCCGACGGCGTCGGGCGTGACCAGTAGCTCCCCAGATCACCCCGGGAGCCGACATGGCGCCAGGGGCTGCCCACCAACGGATCACCCGCCGCCCCGACACGGGGCTCGACTGCCTCGACTGAAGGGGGCACCCGACCATGCCGTACGCAACTCTCCGCGATAAGAAAACGGAGTTGATCAGGAAGGCGCGAGACGGCTCCGCGTTCCTGGCCCCGTACGCCTCCACGGCGATCGTCAACCTCACCTCGGGGGCCGGCGCCGACCTGACCGCGCTCCCGACCGGATACGAAGATCTGGGCTGGACGTCGACCGACGGCGCCAGCTACGGCCGCGCGACCGAGACGTCGGACGTGTCGAGCTTCGGATCGGTCGAGCCGACCCGAAGCGACATCACGTCCGACCGGATCACGATGGGCGTGACGGCGCAGGAGACGAAGCTCCTGACGCTCCAGCTCTACACCGGCGCTGACCTGTCCACCGCCCAGGCTGCGGCGACCAGCGGTGAGTTCCAGATCGAGAAGCCGGCCCGGCCCGGCTTCCGCTACTACCGGCTGCTGGGCCTGTTCGTGGACGACACGGACGACGGCGAGCTGTACGTGGCGCGTTTCATGCCGCGCGCCCGGGTCACCGAGTTCGGTGAGCAGGCGTTCACCGACGGCGCAGATCCGATCTCGTACCCGCTCACGTTCACGGGCTACGAGGACTCGGTGCTCGGCTACTCCCACAAGTGGTTCTTCGGTGGCCCTGGCTGGCTGGCGTTGCTCGCCAGCATGGGCATCGACCAGGCCACCTGAGCCTGGCGGTACCCCCGCGGATCGTCGGGGCGGCGTTCGGGTGGGCGCGCCGCCCCGGCACCCTTCTGCCCACCACCAGCAGCAGATCAGCACTGGGAGCACCGATGACTGACATGAAGCCGATCACGTTCACGCGCAACGACGACGGGGGCAAGCCCCGCACCCGCCTCGCCTACACGCCCGCCGAGGCCGTGAAGCTCCGCTTCGACGGCTGGACCGAGCAGCCCGCTGGCGGCAGCGCAAACAGCACGAAGTCGTCCGGCACGGCGGAGAAGACCGCCAAGTAGCCGGCCCGGCCGGCGGCGCCGGTCAGCCCACCACACCAACCAGGCCCGTCTGCGTCCGCGGCGGGCCTTCTGCATGCCCCGAGAGGGAGTGACACCGCCATGACCGAGCCCACCACGCCGGCCCTGGACCTGGACAAGCTGGAGCGTGAAGGCGCTGCCGGCCCGTTCGACTTCGTGTTGGAGGGCCGCCGCTACATCATGAGCGACCCGAAGGAAGTCGACTGGCAGGATCTGCTGGCCGCGATGCAGAACCCGGTGATGTTCTTCCGCCTGGTCCTGCCGGCCGACGACCAGAAGGAGTTCTTCAAGACGCGGCTCAGCGCCTGGAAGATGAACCAGCTCTTGCAGACCTACCAGGACCACTATGGCCTGCCGACACTCCCAAATGCCGGCGGCTTGCTTCGCTGATCGCCCGGTACGGGCAAGCCATCGAGTACGACCTGCTGACGCTCCGCGGCGGCGGGCTCGACCTGGCGGACGAATGGCGCAGCCGCCGGTGGCGGCGGCTGCTGAGCATCATCGACCAGCTTCCCCGGGACTCCCGTTACGTCGAGGCGATGGCCCAGGACGAGAAGCTCGCCGAACTGCTCGCCAACCGGCCGAAGTCGGACAGGGCGCCGACGCGTCGGCTGGCCGACTGGTCGCCGCAGGTGGAGCTGCTCACCGCGATCCTCAACCGGCTCGGCGAGGTAGCTCAGGCCATCGCCGCGCTGGGCGGGGCGAAGCCGAAGACGGTCCCGCCGGCGCCGTTCCCTGTGACCGCGCTGGACCGGGTGCGGAGCCGTAAGCGGCTCCAACGACACAACGCCCTGGCGGACCGCGTTCTGCGCCGGCCGCAGCAGCAGGACGGGCCACCGTCCGGGACGTGAGCCCCCTTCCGCGGGCAGAAGGGGGCTCACGCGATGTACTCCGCCGGTACCGCCTACCTGACCGTTGTCCCGTCGTTCCGGGGCATCGAGCGTGCGCTTCAGCGTGAGGCGGAGCAGATCGGCCGGCAGGTCGACCATTCGATCTCGCAGGCCATCCCCAACGGTGTCCGCGAGGGCATGTCCCGCGCCGAACGGGACGTGGACCGTGCAGGGAAGCGCGCCGGGGAGCGGTACGCGGGGGCGTTCTCCGAGTCGATGCGCCGGCGGCTGACCCAGGCCGCCGGCGCCATCAAGGACATCGAGATCGGTGCGGACACCTCCGAGGTGGAACGCAAGCTCGCTGACGTCCGCAAGGATCTGTTGGAGCTGCGCGACGCCGTGGTCAACGTGGACGTCGACAGCGAGTTCGCGATGCTTGAGCTGCGACGGATCATGGAGCGGGTCCGCGAGCTTCAGAACGAGGACGCTCAGATTGAGGTCCACTTCAACCTGGCGACGGCGCTCGCCGAGCTGGAGGCCCTGGATCAGGCTGCGCGCCAGGCCGGCAACCGGGCCGGGGACGACTTCGCCGACCACTTCAGCCGTGAGGTGCGCCGCCGGTTGGCCGCCACCAAGGGCAAGTTCGCCGAGGTGAAGATCGGGGCGGACAGCTCCGAGCTGGACCGCGACATCGCGGCCATCGACACCATCCTGTCCCATGTCGATGAAAAGATCCGCATCGGTGTCGGCCTCAACGAGGGCGAGGTCCTCGCCGACATCGAGCTGGTCGAACAGAAGCTGCGCGAGCTGTCGCACTCCCACCCTTCGGTCCGTATCCGCACCAACGCGCTCGCTGTGCTGGCCGAGGTCGAAGCCCTCACGAAGATGTTCCGGGGCCAGCAGGAGGAGATGAACCGCCTGCACGCCGAAGCGGCGCAGGAGGACGAGCGCCGCGACCGCGACCGCGTGCGGCTGCTCAACGACGCGTACAACGAGGACGAGCGCCGCACCCGCGACCACCAGAAGATGGTGCGCGACGCCTACGACGAGAACGAGCGCCGCGACCGCGACCACATGCGGCTGCTGCGCGACGCGCACGCCGAGAACGAGCGGTTCGACCGGGATACGCAGCGTCGCCGCGGCGGCGCGTTCGGGGAACAGGCGAGCCGGCGGCTGGGCGGCGCCCGGGACTCGATCAGCGACATCGAGCCGCACCTGCGCACCACCGCCGCCCAGGCGGAAATGGCGCGGCTGCGCACCGAGCTGAACCGCCTGTCGCGGGTCACCATCGACGTCGACATGCCGGCCGCGCAGTTCATGCGTGAGGTCGGCCTGGTCGAGGCAGCGCTGAAGGAGCTGGAAGGCAACGGGGTCGACATCCCGCTGCGGGCTAATGCGCGTGCTGCGTTGGCCGAAATCCAGGCGTTGAACGCTGCGGCCGGCCACGCCGGCGGTGACGCCGGCGACGACTGGGGCGGCTCGTTCGTCCGCTCGATCCGGGAGCGTGTCCGTACCGCAGCGGCCACGATCTCGGACATCCCGATCGGTCTGGACACCTCCCCGGCGCAGATCGACCTGGGTGAGCTGCGCACGCGGTTGGCGACGTTGGGCAACGTCAACATCGGCGTCGACATGGACATGGGCGCGTTCATGGCCGAGGTCACGGCGATTGAGAACGCGCTGGTTGACCTGGAACTGAACAACAGCATCGACATCCAGACCCGGCTGGAGGCCGCCGCTGCACGGGCCGGCCTGACCGCGCTGCACGAGCAGATCAACGCGGTCGACCGGGACGACATCACGATCGACGTGAACACCGACGCCGCCGGGGCGGGTCTGCTGATGCTCGGCGAAACGGCCGGCATCTCGATGGGTCGCCTCGGCTCGCTCATCGCGCTCGGCGCGTCGGTCGGCACGATCCTCGTGCCGGCCGCCGCTGTGGCAAGCGCCGCGATCGGCGCGATCGGCATCGCTGCGCTGGCGGCCGGTGCAGGTATCGGCGTGCTCGTCCTCGGCCTGTTCGGGGTGGTCAAGGCCGTTACGGCGCTGGACCAGTACTCGAAGGACGCCGACAAGAGCGGCCGGAACCTGTCGCAAAGCCAGGCCCGGGTGGCTTCCGCGATGGACTCCGTACGTGGTGCGGCCTCCAACGTACGCACCGCGGTGCGGAACCTGGCGAAAGCCGAGAAGGACGCCACCGATGTCGTCAAGGAGCTGAGCAAAGCCCGCGAGGAGGCCCGCCGGCAGCTCGAAGACATGGCTATCGCAGTCCGGTCCAACGCGCTCGCCCAGCGGCAGGCCCGCCTGGACGAGGCTGACGCGAAGAAGGAGCTGGACAAACTCCTCGCCAACCCGCGAGCCACGGAGGCCGAACGGGAGCAGGCGAAGATCACCTACGAGGAGCGGCTGCTTCAGATCGAGGATCTGGCGAACAAGCAGAAGCGCCTGGAGATGGACAAGGCCGACGCCGACGCCAAGGGCATCGAGCACTCCGACCAGGTGAAGGCCGCCCAGGAGCGGATCGCCTCCGCGATGGAGCGCGTGGTGTCCGCCCAGGAGTCCGTGGCCGACAGCCAGCGGGCGTTGGTCGCCGCGAACAGGTCGCTTCAGCAGGCGTACGAGGGGACCGGCGTCGCGGGTGGCGAAGCTATGCGCAACCTCCAGCAGGCGATGGACGGGCTGTCGCCGGCCGGTCAGCGTTTTGCCCGGTTCGTGTTCGGGCTGAAGGACCAGTTCAAGCTGATCCAGCACGCGGCTGAGGAATCGCTGCTCCCCGGCCTCCAACGGGCGATCGAAGGTCTACTGCCCTACCTGGAGCCGTTCCGGCGGTTCATCTCCTCTGTCGGCACAGCGATGGGTGACGGGTTCGCGTACGCGGTCGAGCAGCTCAAGCAGCCGATCTGGCAGCAGTTCTTCGGCTACATGGCCGACACGGCGGCACCCGCGATCACCGGCATGTTCAAGGTGATGGGCAACCTGTTGCAGGGCGTCGCCGGCATCCTGGTCGGGCTGTCCGGTTTCAACGGACCGATCGGTAATGGGGTCCTTCAGTGGTCCGAGGACTTCGCGAAGTGGGGCTCCACCCTGGACAGCAACCAGGGGTGGAAGAACTTCATCCAGTACATCAAGGACTCGTGGCCTGCTGTCCGCGATTTCTTCGTCAACATCTGGGTCTTCACGAAACGGTTCATCGTGGCTGCTGCACCTATCGGTGAAGTGGTGATCGGCGCATTCGCGAAGCTTTTCGAGTGGATGAACAAGCTTGACGCCGGCACGTGGACGATCATTATCGGCGCTATCGCTGGTGTCGCCGGGGCGCTGCTGGCGGTGTCGGCGGTTACAGCGATTGTCGCCGGCGGGTGGACGGTCCTCATCGTGGGCGCTATCGCCGCGCTGGTCGCCGGGCTGATCTGGCTGTATCAGAACGTCGAGCCGGTCCGAAAGGTCATGGACGCGACGTGGCACGCCATCGCGGATGGCTGGTCGTGGCTGTGGAACCAGGTGCTGAAGCCAGGATGGGACCTGCTGGTTGCAGGGCTGCAAATCGTCGGTGAATGGTTCGACAAGCTGAACCACGATTTCATCAGCCCATTCTTCGAGGCCGTCGGGTCGGCGTTCGAAATTTGGCGCGGGATTTGGGACCGACTGTGGCTTTTCATCGGCCCGATCTTTGGGTTCATCGGGGACGGGTTCCGCCTCCTCGGCGACGTGGTCATGTGGCTTTGGGACCACGCCGTAAAGCCGGTGTTCGGATTCATGCAAGTCGGGTTCGGCGTCCTCTGGGCAGTTTTCCAGGTCATTCTCGGCCTATTCCAGATCGGTATGAAGATTTTCGGAGCCGTTTTCTTCTGGCTTTGGGACAACGCTGTAGCGCCGGTTTGGGAAAAGGTGAAGCCGTTTTTCTCGTGGCTTGGCGAAGTAATCGCAAAGTACGTCGTGCCGCCATTCAAGGCCGGAATGGAACTGCTGGGTAAAGCCTGGGACGTCCTGGTTGACGCGGCCAAGGTCCCAGTGAGATTCATGGTTCTTACGGTTTTGAATGATGGTTTGCTGGCTGGCTATAACAAAATCGCGAAGTTCTTCAAGGTCAAGCCGGACGACGTCCACATCGACTTGCCCGCGGGCTTCGCCGTTGGTGGCGCGGTGCTCGGGCCGGGCACCGCCACCTCCGACTCGATCCTGGCGCGCCTCTCCAACGGCGAGCACGTCTGGACCGCGGAGGAGGTGGAGGCGGCCGGAGGCCACGAGCAGGTGCTGCGGCTACGCAAGAGCGTCCTGGCCGGGATGAAGCTCGACGGTCTGCTGCCCGGGTTCAAGGACGGCGGCTGGTGGAACGACACCTGGGGCAAGGCGAAGGACATCGGCGGTGCGGTCCTCGGCGGGATCAAGGACTTCATGTCCGACCCGACCGGCGTGCTGAAGAACCTGCTGAAGACGCTGCTCGACGCGGTGCCCGGCAAGGACACGCAGGTCATGCAGGTTATGGCCGGGCTCCCGCCGCGGGTGCTGGACTTCGCGTTGGACAAGGTGAAAGACCTGTTCGGTGGGGACGGCGCCGGGCCTGGGTTCGGGTCCTGGCCGTCGAGCCCGTCCGCGCAGCGGGGCGACTCCGGGGTGTGGCGTTCGATTGTCGCGCTGATCCGCTCGACCGGCCCCATGAGTGGGACATTTGGTAACGCATATAGACCAGGTGACCCATTGTGGCACGGATCGGGCAGAGCGGTTGACTGGATGGGCTACCGCCAGGACGCGTTGGCGACCTGGCTGGCCGCCCACCGGCCGCTGGAACTGATTCACCGCACTCCCGCCCGTGACTACGCCTACACCCGCGGTGTCGACAAGGGCAGCTTCAACGAGCAGCTCATGCAAGAACACGAGAACCACGTCCACATCGCGATGGACCAGGGCGGATGGCTCGAACCCGGCTACTCGGTGATCTTCAACGGCACGGGCGCACCCGAGCCGGTGCTGACCAACCAGCAGTGGCAGGACATCAACGCCATCGCCGGCACACCCAGCGGCGACAGCGGAGACACCTACAAGTTCGAGTTCCGCGACACCACGCTGGACGCGTCGCGGTTGCAGGCGATCCAGGACCGGCAGGCGGTCAAGGCCAGGCTCGGCCGGCCCCGATAACTCACCACCCCCTCCACGTGTCTGCCCGCCCCGACCCGTCCTCGGGGCGGGCAGACACGTGGACCGGACTGCTCGACGGAACGAAGGGGGGTGGTCATGGCCGGGATGACAGCGACGTGGACCGACCCGACCGGTGCCGTGTGGCCGCTGACAGACACCGACCCGAACGTGGGGATGTTCACCCCAGGCGGGCCGGCCGGCTGGATGGGGATCAAATACGAGATCGTCACCGACCCGCTGCCACGTGGCGGCGAGTCGCTGCGATTTATTCGCGCCCAGGCCGGACGGCTGACGTGGCCGCTGCACATCAACGGCGACAACGCCAGCGGCGAGGTGTCCTCCATACGGTTCCAGGACCGGTGGCGGGCCATCCGGCGCGCGTTCACGATGACGCTGCACCGCAGCACGCCCGGCGTGCTGCGGGTCACCTGGGCGGACGGCACCGTCCGGGAAATCGACTGCTATTACGAGGAAGGATTCGGCGGCGCAGGCGGCGAGAACCACATCTACGCCAACCCCGTGCTGACCCTGTACTGCCCCGACGGCTACTGGCGGGACCCGGTACAGATCGTCGAGTCCAGGTCGTTCCAGGTCGGCGCCTCGTTCTTGGCGCCGTTCCCGACGGTCTCGCAGGGGCAGGTGCTCGGGAGTTCCACGATCGACAACCCAGGTGACGTGGACGCCTGGCCGACGTGGACGATCACCGGCCCCGCCGACGTCGTCACCGCCACCAACCTCACCACCGGGCACAGTTTCATGGTGTCCAAGAGCATTTCGGCTGGGCAGCTCATCATCATCACCACCGACCGGCCCACCGTCCGTGGCCCGCTCGCCGAGAACCTCATCAGCACCCTGAACCTGCCGGACGCCTACCTGTGGCCGCTACAACCCGGCCTGAACAGCGTCGATTTCGCGGTGGCCGGGGCAGGTACGGGCACCGCGATCCAGTTGGCGTTCAACGCCCGGTACGAGGGGGCCTAGCATGCCCGCCGCCCTGTACACGCTGCTGATCACCGACCAGACCCTGGAGGTCGTCGGTGACCCGATCATCGGGTGGACCAGCCTCGACGTGACGTTGCGCCGCAACGAACCGGACAACGGCGTGTTCTCCGTGCCCGGCTGGCCGTGGGTGCTGGAACAGTTGCGGGCCGGGGCGCGTGTCGTGGTCATCGAGCACCGCGGCGACACCCCAGGTGTCGGGCAGATCCTCACAGCGGGGCCGATCGAGGAGTGGATGCACGAGCAGTCCGACGACGGCGACAACGCCGGCGTCGGCAACGTCACGGTCAACTTCGCCAGTGACCTGGCGCTCATCGCCGGGCGGTGCACCTACCCGAACCCGGCCGTGACCGCCGACGACCAGGACATCGACTCGTGGCAGTACACCGGTAACGCCGAGCAGGCACTTCGGGCGCTGATCAACGCGAATGTGGGACCGGGTGCGTTGCCGCGCCGACGCATCCCGCAGTTGGTCCTCGGCGCCACCGCCGGGGTCGGCACCAACGTCACGGTCGCGACACAGCGGATGCAGCCGCTCACCGAGGTGGCACGCGACATCGCCGACACCGGCGGCGACCTCACGTTCCGCACCCGGCAGGTCGGCAAGCAGATCCTGTTCGAGGTCGACAAACCTGCCGACGCGTCGGCGCAGGCCAGGTTCGGGTTCGCGCTCGGCAACATGAAGTACCGCAGTTTCGTGGCCAAGGGGCCGTCCGCGACGACCGCGATCGTCGGCGGGCAGGGCGAGGGCGCGTCACGGCGGCTCATCGAACGCACCAACGACACCGACGAGGCGGTCTGGTGGCGGATCGAGCGACTCGTGTCGGAAGACGGGAACGTGGACCTGTCCACGTTGGAGGCCGACGCGACGAACGCCCTCGCCAAGGGCGCGCCGACGACCCGGCTGACGTCGAACGTGGTCGACGGTCCCGGCGCCCGGTTCGGCATCGACTACGTGATCGGGTCACCGGTCGCGGTCGAGGTCGGGCCGGGCGTGTGGCAGACCGACATCGTCACCTTGGTCCACCTCCAGGCATGGCCGACCGCGGGTTCGCTGTTCGCGGCCATGATCGGTGACCAGTCCGACCGGACCGACCCGATCTGGGTGCAGAAACTGCGGGAGTACGACGAACGAATGGCGACCGTCGAACGGACCGTGAAACCGGCGCAACTGCCGTGACCATCAGGGCCGCCCGCGTGTTTGGAGGAAGTTGAATGGCGCAGAAGTCCAGGCCGGACCCGGCCAACGGCACAGTCGTCACCTCGGATGAGTACGAGGGCCTGGCCCTGTCCTACGTGCGGGACGGTGTCGTCGGGTCACCGGCGGACACGCCCGTGGTCTACGCGGACTCGACCGGCCGGAGGGTCAAGGTCGTCGCCGGGAAGATGGCCAATGTTCGCGGCTGCCAGTGGTGGTCGGACCCGACCACCGACGAGATCATCGACACCCTGCCGGCGAACACATCCGGCAACCCGCGGATCGACCGGCTTGTGTTGCGGCTGAACCGCAGCACGCGGCAGGTCCGCACCCAGTATCTGCAAGGCACCCCGGCTGTGACACCGTCCGCGCCGGCGCTGACACAGAGCACCAGCACCAGCAGCGGGAACTTCGACATGCCGCTCGCCCGGTGGACCGTCGCGAACGGCTACACCACGGTTGCCGCCGCCGACATCGTCACCGAGGCGTGGTATCCGCAGGGCGGCGGGACGATCCTGTGTACGTCCACGTCCAGGCCGTTCGGTGTCGTCCTCGTCAAGGGGCTGGCAATCTACGAGACCGACTCGGGTCTCAGACAGACGTGGACTGGGGCTGCATGGCAGCGTTCCGACTGGGACACCGCGTGGGGCCTCGCCGGCGGGCGGGCGGAGACGAGCACTGCGCCGTACGTGACCGGGCTGGTGAACGCCAGCGGCGAGTCGATCGGCCCGAACAGCGGCAGCTTCACGTTCCTGGCCGGGCGCCGCTACCAGCTCCGCACGGAGATGAGCTTTGACACGTCCGTCTCTGACCTGACCGTCGAGTTGCGGATTCGTGAGGACGGGATTTCCGGCACCGAACGGCAGTATCTGGTGCCGCCCCGGATGCTGGCCGGGAACCCGTGCATGTCGATGCTGGAGGCGTACTACGAGCCGGGCGCGAGCAACGTCACGAAGACGATGTATGCCACCTCCAAGGTCGCCAGCGGGTCCGGGGCGCTCAACATGCGTCGCAGAGCCACCCCGGCGTCGAACCCGATCCGGTTCGAGGTCTGGGACGTCGGTCCCGCCGGCCGTATCACGGTCGTCTAACCCGCGAGGAGAGTAACGATGGCACCATGTGCAGCTTCGTACCGCGACGAGTACACGCAGTACTTTTGCACGCTGGACGCGGGTCACCCAGCCAATCCGGACGGTGAGACGATCACGCACCGGTCGACGTGGCTCGGCCCGGACCCGGCCAACCCCATCTCGATCCCGTGGACGTACGAATACCACCAGGAGTGGACGGTCCCGGTCGAGCCGGAAACGTGACCACAGGCCGGATCTCCGCAGCCGGCGGCCCCAGCTCCCGCTTTGGCGTCCACATTTGAGAACGGGGCCGCCCGATGCCGCACATCATTGCCGCACCTGTCGACCCCGGTTCCATCGACGTCACAGTGTTCGCCCAGTACGGGATCTTGGGCATCATCGCGGCTATGTTGATCTGGTTCGCGAAGGGCGCTCACCAGCGGGAACGTGACCGAGCGGACCGGCTGGAGGAAGAGAACCGGCGCTTGAACAACCTACTGTTGGACAGAGTGATTCCTGCATTGATGTCCGCGACCCGGGCCGCCGAGGAGTCCGCCGAGTTGATGTCCGCGATCCAGCGTGAACGCGAGGTTGCACACCTCTCCCGGCAACACGTTCGAGACACAGGGAGCAGCTCGTAATGCCACTGCCTCCGCCTCTGCCGGACCCCTCGCATATCGAGACCCGCCTGATGGTGGTCGCCGAGATGTTGACGCGGGCTGTTGATGAGGTCAACCGGGTGATGGACGAGATCAAGGGTGCGGCTCCGCCGGATCTGCCGGTCTTGCCGCCGCCGCCGCTTCCGGCCCGCCGATCCGAAACCGCACACACGACCAGGAGTACCGATGGCGCCTGACCCGACCTTGCCCCCGGGGGACCTGCCGCACGTCGCTGCGCTCAGGCGGTCCCTTGCCGACCTGATCGAGGAGTCCCAGGCCCTGCGGGTCGACGTGCACTCCGCCGAGAACGCCCGTAGGAAGGCCAACCGGATCAACCTGGCGTTGCTCGCGTTGCTCGTTCTGTTCGTCATCATGCTGGTGGGGGTGACCGTGCAGAACAACTCCCTCGCGCACGAGGTCGCCAAGACCAACCGGACGTTGGCGGACTGCCTGGACCCGGCCGGTGACTGCTACAAGTTGGGCAACCAGCGCACTGGCTCCGCGATCCAGGACATCATCCGGGCGGAGATCTTCATGGCCGAATGCGCCCGCCTGTACCCCAATGGCTCCGGGCCGGAGTTTGACCGCAAGCTCGAAGCCTGCGTGTTCGAGCGCCTCGCCGGCCCCGGCCTGCGGTCGCACACCAACCCCATGCCGACGCCGGGCGCCTCGCCGGCGCCGACGCCGACAGCCACCCGCTGAGCTGGAGGCTCACCGTGAACGATCTTCAGATGTGGGAGCTGATCGTCGGCTTCCTCAGCGCCACGCTGGTGCTGCCGCTGATCCAGCAGCCGCATTGGACGGCCCGGACCCGCGCGTCCGTGACGTTCGTGTACGCCATCGTCGTCGGCCTGGTCACCGCATACCTGACCGGCGCGTTCGCTGGGGTCCACGACTTCCGCACCGGGGTGTCCGCGGTGCTGCTGATGCTGATCACCGCCATCGCGTCGTACCGCGGTTTCGCGAAGCCCACCGGGATCGCGCCCGCCATCGAGCGGGCCACGAGCCCCAACCAGGCCGCCCCGGGTCACCGCACCGAGTGACCTGCGCACCTCCACGAACGGCCCCGGCCGCGCTTTCCCCTCACGGGGGTGGGCGCGGCCGGGG